CAGACCCGGCTGTTCACGGCGAGCGGGATCTGGCTCGACATCTTCGCGTTCGATTTTCTCGGCCGCACACTGCAGCGGGCTGGCGCGCAGGACGACGCCTTCCGCGCGCTGATCCGCGCCACCATCCTGCAGGAGCGCGTCACGCGCGCCGGCATGATTGCCGCGGTCACGACCTTGACCGGCAAGGCGCCGACGGTGTTCGAGCCCTGGAACACGTTCGACACCGGGGCTTATAGCGGCCCGCTCGGCCAGTGCGGCCAGCTCGGCTACGGCGTCGGGCAGGGCGGCTACGGCAACATGCGCCTGCACGGTCAGGTCTTCATGCAGGTGCACCGCGGCGGCCCCTCCGGCATCCCCAATGTCGGCGGCTACGGCAACAATGCCGAAGGCTACGGCGTCGGCCAGGCCGAATATGCCGGGCCCTACGTCGAGCAATCCGGCATCACCAACGACATGATCTATCGCGCGATCAATCTAACCAAGCCGACCGGCACCACGATCTGGACGGCCTTCACCTAACGCACCCCGCACATCCCCGCTGACCAAGCCCGCCCCACCGGCGGGCTTTTTTATTGAAGGACACCTCGATGCATCGAGTGATGGTCTACGACCAGGCGCTGCCGCAGACGACGGACATCCTGAACACCAACAAGTTCGCGATGATCGACGCGGCCTATCAGAACGCCGCGATCTTGGGCACCAGCACGGTAGTGGCGGGGCTTGCCTGCACGCCGTCGACGCCGACGCCCGACCTGCATGTCAACATCGCGGTGGGCTCGATCTTCGAGATGGACCCGACCGATGCCGCGGCCTATGCCGACCTCGGCACCGACAACACCACCATCATGAAGCAGGGCATCCTGGCGGCGCCGCAGGTGCTCACGATCACGCCGCCGTCGACGAGCGGATTCTCGCAGAACTATCTCGTGCAGGTGAGCCTGACCGACGTCGATGCCGGCTCGCAGGTTCTGAGCTTCTACAACTCGGCGAATCCGGCGCAGCCCTATGCGGGCCCTGCCAACTCCGGCACCTCCAGCTACACCGTCCGGCAGTGCAACTGCAACGTTGCGCTCAAGCCCGGCATCGCGGCCACGACCGGCACGCAGACCACGCCGTCGCCGGATGCCGGCTTCATCGGCCTCTATGTGGTGACGGTCTCCAACGGCCAGACTCAGATCACCTCCGGCAACATCGCGCAGCTTCCCTCGGCGCCGTTCTTTCCGACGCTGCCGCAGGTGCCGGCCGGCGTTCAGAAGCAGTCCTGGGTCTATGCCGGTCAGGACACCGGCACGGCGAACGCCTACGTCATCACCTTCGCGGCCGGTCAGCCCATCCCGACGGCCTACACCCCCGGCATGAAGGTCAGCTTCAAGGCGCTCAACGCCAACACCGCCGCGAGCACCGTGAACGTGAACGGCCTGGGCGCGGTCTCGATTCGGCGCGCGACTGGTGTGGCGTTGTCGGCCGCCGACATCAACTCGGGGCAGGTCGTCGAACTGACCTATGACGGCACGAACTTCCAGATGGCGAACTATCTGGGAGCGGGCACGACCTCGAACACCTCGACCAGCGTCAACATCCCCTATGTGGCCGACAGCGGCACGCAGAACGCGCTGGTCGGCACTTATACGCCGGCCATCACGTCGGGCCAGCAGGTCGCCGGCCTCGTCATCGCGATCAAGCTGGCCAACGCGATCACTGGCGCCTGCACGATCAACGTCAACGGTCTGGGCGCGAAGTCCGTCACGCTCGGCGACGGCACCAATCCGCCCTTCAACGTCTTCGTGGCCGGCGAAATCCTGCTCCTGGAATACGACGGCACGAAGTACCAGATCGTGAACACGTCGGCGGCGATGTTCTACATCAAGCCGACGAGCAACTATAACCTCTATGTCAACGCCTCGACCGGCTCTGACACCCTCTACGACGGCACGAGCCCGACGGTCGGCAGTGGCACCTCTGGCCCGTTCAAGACGATCCAGCACGCGCTGACCGTCGCTTGCGGGTATGCGCCGTCCGCCTTCACGATCACGATCAACATCGCGGCCGGCACCTACAATGAGAACCCGGTCAGTCCGAACCAGCCCACGTCCAACATCATCATTAGCGGCGCGGGCACCGGCAGCACGGTCATCGCCTCGGCGAGCGCTGGCGCCTACGGCCTGATCCTCCAGGGCCCGAACGTCTACACGGTGCAGAACCTGACGCTGCAGGGCACGGCCAC